CTCCGGAAGAAGGTAATCGAAGCCGAGGCTAGGCTCAGTAATCAGCATGACTGCGCCATCTAGCGCGGCGTCGCGCCATGCGATAAGGGCATTGCGTTTGAGGTCGTGGAAAGGGTGGTTAGGATCGGTCCACCAAGCGCCAGCAGGGAAGCCAACTGTGTCACGAATGAAATCTTCTTGATGAACGACAGCGGGATCAACGGATCTACCAGAACCTCTCGGGAAAGCCACGAGGAGGCGTTCCCCTGGGGCGGCAGAGATGGTCTGCGCGGCTGTTGTTCGGTACAAGATGTTGCTACTGGTCTTAAAGGTCCGTTTTCGCGCGTCAAAAGAATTGCCGAGCTTGGAATTGCCGGAGACAGGGAGGGACAGAAGCCCAGTGACAGGTAAGGCGTCGAGGTGGATCTCACACCTCTGAACCGGCGGAGGAGTATAAGGTCTAGCGTTGAGCTTGGAACCAAGGATGAGGGTTGTATCGACATGGGGATTGCTGGAGGTGGGCATGACGACGGTGAGTTTGCGCATGGCGCGGGTAAAGCCGACGTAAGCATGGGCCGGGATCATCACACCACCATACTCTTGCAAGTGGGGCATGGGGGTGCCAGCAGAGTCAGGAATGAGGAAAAGGACAACATGATCGTAGTTGCAACCGCCAGCTTCAGCGACTGTCGAGACGCACAACTTGTTCTTGCCATCAATGAGCTTAAAACTCGAGATCTCTTCGGCGGCAGACTGGGTGAGAGTAAGATACTGAACACCACGTTCAAAAATAGGCATGGCCTCGGCGTTCATGAGATAGTGCCGATATTGCCATTGAAGACGCGGTAGTCAAGTTCGAACTCCTCCTTGTGGCCGATGAGCTGGATGTTGAGCATCTTGCCGACGACATCGGCAACAGCCTGGCTGTACCTCATGGACTCGTTAGAAAATTCAAGGGGGCCCGAAAAGATGTATTTAGGCTTACAGAGATACTCCAGCTTGCGCTTAAAGATCTCAAAGGTTCGAGCCTTTTCTGGGCCTTCACAATTGGCGTCGCGCAAACCCCAATGGATCTGGAATGGGTCGCCAAGCATGATGAGGTGGAGATCGTGATGGAGAGCGATATCGGCATAGTAATGGAGGAGGCCGCCCATAGCATGAGACTCCTCGACCACAGCGTAGTCGATGGCTCTCTGACGGGTGGAGACCTCTTTGCCGTTAGGCTTCTTGATGACCTCATAACCGAAGTTAGGGTCCTGGGTGTGAAACACGCCGACCTCAAAGGTGTAAGCCCTATAGTAAAGATGCTTGGTCTGGTTGACGATAGCTTTGTAGGGCGAGACCATAAAGCAACGATGAGCAATAAGGCGTAGGGCGTGGCTCTTGCCACAGCCAGCAACGCCGATAATGTTGGTGAGTTTGCCTTTGGCGCTGAGCTCAGCCAGGGGGTTGGACAAGCTAAACTCGTGACGAAACTTCGAATTTTCTCGACTGGAGGAGCGAAAGAGTTTAAACATGTGAGCCTGGGCAAGCTCCTCGTTGAGGACGGAGCGATCAGCATCAAGAAATTTGCCGGGCACATGGTGCCAGCGATTGCGCTGGAAGTCGGCCGGAACAGGGAAAGTACGGCTGGTGCCAAGGAAGGTCTCGTTCGGGGGAATCTGGGTAAAATTCTTCTTGAGCAGGACGAGATGCTTCTGAACAGTGGCACAACCGGTAATGAGTCCAATGGACAAAGCCGTATCGAAGGCGTCAAGCTGGGTGGCGCTAGTCTGGGTAATGAAAAGCGGGCTGGATTGGAGATCCTCGGCCATCTGAGAGGTCTTGAAGGCGTAGGAGCGCCCAAGGCCATCATAAATTTCA